TATATCGTTGTTTTCAATATCAATCACAATCGGGCAACAAACGAATGAAATTGCCAATACAGTTAAAGAATTTACCGCGATTATTGGATATTTACCTTTTGCCTCTCAGGGTAAAGCAATTGAGGCTGCAATAAGATTAGCAATCCAGATTGTGTTTATTGCAGTTTTGATTTTTCAAGCGTTTAAACTGATTCAAAGAATGATTGAATTAACTATACCAAAAGTTAGATACTTTAATGTTTGTACCGTTCTGGAATTAATGCAAAAAGGATGCGCACATTTAGGATATACTTTTAAATCATCAATCATTGAAGGCACGTATAAAAATATGGTTTTGCTTCCAGTTCCTCAAAATAAAGTAGACAAAAAGTGGTATGACGTATTTCAAAATGATTTGGATCAAAGTTTTCAAAATGGTTTTCCTTCCGCGCTTGATGTTACCCCTACACTCGGCACGTTGGTTTCTGCTATGGAATCAATGTTTAATGCAAAAACAAGGGTTATTAATGGACTTGTATGGTTGGAACGTTGGGACTTCTGGCTGGATCAATCTCTTTACAATATAAATTCGTCCTTAGTTCTACAATCTGAGGCACAAAACCAATATACGTATGATTTTTCAAGGTTGTTTAAACGATATTTAATCCAATACGAAACAGATTATTCAGATATAAACACTATCGATCGCTTTGAATTCGGAAATACAGAACTTTCACTTGACAGAACAAACATAGTAAACGCGGATTTAAACCTTATTAAAGGTCTTACAGATATAAATATTCCCTATTCAATGACAACCAGTAAAAAGAAATTTACTTGGCTGGAACAATATTTTGATGGTTTATTTAAAATAATTGACGGACTGGCAAATTCTAATTTATCTGGATCAAAATCAAAACTCGGTTATATACAACTTTCGCAACAATATTTTTCCAGAACGAAGATTTTTATTCACGATGGGAGCGAAAAAATGAGTTCAAGTTCTGATGACTTATTGAGTCCTATTAATTTATGGTCCAACTTTCATTCAATAAACAACCCAGCAGTATATCAATTCACAATTAAGGAAAATGTAAAAATACCGATGAACTCAGTTAGTTTTGTTGAAATTTTAAATAATAATTATGCAATAATTGACGGAATAAATTGCGAAATAACAAAGATTGAATACTTTGATGCCAAAGGTTTTGCATTGGTTTCGTATAAACTTCCGAATGTTATTTTCAAAAACAATATAACTTTGACAAAAATTTTCTAAATTTACATAAAATAAAGATTATGGACGATGAATATTTGAACGCGGTTTTAACAAAATTATCTCAGAATCAAAAGGATTTAAAAAATAATTTAGGCGAAGCACTTTTAAGAACTGAAATAGTTGAGGAAAAACAAAAAATACAAGAACTTTTAAATTTCAATGATGAGATTGAAAAAGCAATTGCAAACAAGGATATAGATAAACTTCAAAACCTTATACAGAATGCCAACTTTAATAAATAACGTTTCTTTTCAAGATATTTATGGAGATAATTTTAATATCTATACTGCAAATGCTGGGGACAGAATTCGTTGTGAAATAAACTTTTCAAATTCTTGTTGTATTACTTCTTCATTGATGCAACAAATTACATATTCACAATTAACTGGAGAAATTAAATTATCGACTGGAAGTTGGATTGAAGAAGGTTTTAGAGTTGGGGACGTAATTACTCACGAAGGTTATGACGAATTTAACTCAGGAACTGGAATTTATACATTTACAATTTTATCCATACCAACTGATTTAATTATCGTGGTTAGTGGATTGCCAGCATATAATAATTATTCGCCTCCGACTGGTCATATCTGGCAATTCTGGGTAAACAAACAAAAAGAAGAATTACAACTAAATGTCAATTGGACTGATAATTTCAACACTTCAGCAACTCCGACAATGAACTCGTTAATCGACAATGAAAGTCAAAGGTTTTTATTGGAAGCAATGAATACTTTGGTAATTACAAACGGTGCTTCTTCTACTCCATTGGTTCAAGTTGGAAAACAATCTGGATCATTTGAAATTGAAACTCCATTGATTACCAGAAACGATGACGAATCAACTCCGTTTAACTCACTTGAAATTTACAATTATACGATTGCGTGGAAAGTTACCGATTTTGGAATGTTATTTCAAGACCGATACGTTGGTTCTGAATGTTTAAAATTAGTTGCTAAATTGGCTTTAAAAACTGTTTCTGGGGACGTTCAAACCTCAGACGTATATTATTCAGTTAATGGAAATACTGGGGTATTTGACGAGGCTTACAATAGTAATATATCTTTGATTACTTTGTTACCAGTTCAATGGTCAACTTTACCTTTTAATTTAGAATCAACAAATAGTTTTTCGATTACAATTGATAATTTAACAGAAACCGAATTTGAAATAGGCGCTTGTTATTCGACCTTTGACGATCACTTTAACCTGAATGTCTTTCCAAACCAAAATCCTTTGTTAAAACTGCTTAAAACTGGTTTAATTTCAATTGCAGATGTAGGAACTGTTTATTCATCTGATTATTTATTGAATGAATATTTTGATTTGACATTAACGGATTTAATTGTTACTACCGTTGGAACTGGCACAAATTTTAGCGGATCAATAACAATAAACCCACGTTATGACATATCGGATGGATTCGGTAAATTTATAGAGACAAGAGGCGACACAGATCGACTTTTTTACGTATGGTTTAAACTTGGAAATACAAACTGTTTATTATTTGGCGGTCAATTAGAATTTCAGTACCCAGTCGGAGTTGAATTTACTCCGACATTTGAGGAAATCATAAATCATGACGATAATAGCAATCATGACGACATGGGAATTACTGGCTATCAAACTGCAAGTGACCAGAATATTGAAGACGATTTAGCAGAAATAATTGATTTTGAACTTTTTAGCGAGGACGTAAACACAGCAGTTGAAGTTAGTGTTGTTTGCGTTCAAAATTCAAACGATGCTGAATTTGTACTTGAAAAAATGGTTTATGATATTTCAACTCAGGACTTTGATTTTTGGACTAATCAAACGCAAAATGTGAGTAACAATTTACCAACCGCGAGCGCAAAAAAACAAAGTTATTTATATTTAAAAAACAGTATTGTTGATGGTGTTGAACTTCGCCTTTATTATCCATTTTTGATACGTTGGGAATATTGGATCAAACAATTAAATGCAACCGCGCCTTGGATATCAACCAATACAAACAATAGAAACTGGATAAATTACAGAACAAATGGTCAATTAAAATTGAAAATAGGTATTATTAGAAATGGAGTGCTTGATTATCACTATTCATTATTACGACCAGTAAGTTATGACGTTGGTGGAAAAGTAACCTCAACGATTGAACTAATCGACATGGAAACGATGTCATCTTCTGATTCAATAATTAAAGGACGAGAATATACAGTTAAGGCTACGCACGTGAAGGATCAAAGTCCGTGGAGTGATTACCCATACGGACAGATAACAATTGAATCTTTTGAATCACAACCGCGCTTCGTTATTTCGACCGAGGTCGATGCTGATGTTACTGCTTTAAATCCATTAACTGGCAACGAATACCTTAGATTAGTTGAAAGTCGTCCAGATGCTTATACAATTATTTACGAATGTAATTTAAAAACACTAAATTTGTTCGATAGTATGTATAGTTTTACGTCAAAGGTTAGTGATTTAGGAATAAATAACAATCCAGTTTATTCAATGAAAATAACTGAAAATACAATTGAAAAAATAACAGAAGATTTAGAAACCAAAATAATAGAATAATGGGAAAGAAAATTACACAATATCCTGCAAGTGCTGGGAATCCAGATGTAACAAGTTTAATTGATATATCGGAATTCGATGGAAGTATTTACACGAGTAAAAAATTAACGATTACTCAGTTAATTGATTTTTTGAATACTAATCTAAATTTGGGTTCTTCTTTTACTTTTAAAAACAATACTGGAGACACAATTTCAAAAGGAATGGCGGTCGAATTAAGTGGCGCAAGTGGTTTAGATTTACCAGAAATCGCTTTGCTTTCGTCAAGTTTTTCAAACGTTGGACTTAGTCAAATCTTTATAGCAAATGAAGATATTTTAAACGGAAATTCTGGGACTTTTATTCAAAACGGATTCTTAGATAATTGGTATACGGTCGGTTTAACAGTTGGGCAAAAAATATTCTGGGACGTTGCCTCACAATCTTTGACTGTTGTAGGAACTGATATAGATCAAGTTTTTGTTGGAATTTGTACCGTTGTTGATGCAAACGGTCAATTATTTGTTTCTCCAACACGCGGAACAAGAACATTGACTTCGCAATTAATAAACGATGGTTCTGATACAATAAATCCTTATATAACCGCCTTAGATATTCCAACCGTTCCAACTCTTACATCTGAGTTAACAAACGATGGAGACGATACAATTAACCCATTTATTACCGCTTTGGATCTTCCCACAGTTCCAACATTAACCTCAGATTTAACAAACGATGGAGCAGATGGATTGAATCCTTTTATTACTGCATTAGATATTCCAACTTTTGCGAGTGCTGATAAAATGGTAACAGTTGGAAGGAACTCAACTGGATCTACTCTTTACAAAGGAACAATCGTTTATATTCTTGGATCAACTGGAAATCGACCTAATTTTGTAAAAGCAAGGGCAGACGTTGAGGCAACAAGTGCTGGTACATTTGGAGTAATTGAAAACAATATCTTAAACAATGCTGATGGAAATTGTGTTACTATTGGAGCAATTGACAATTTAGATACAAGATCAACTGCCACGCACCCATTCACAGTCGACACCCTTGTTGATGGAGATACAATTTATCTAAGTCCAACTACTGCTGGATATATTACAAACGTGAAACCAACCGCGCCAGATCATTTGGTTTATATGGGTAAAGTAGTTCGTACAAGTCCAACAAATGGAACTATTGTTTATAGAATTCAAAACGGTTACGAATTACAAGAACTTCACAATGTTGCGATTTCCTCGGTTACAAACAACGATATTCTTCAATATGAAACGTCAACGTCTTTATGGAAAAACAAAGCGATACCAACTGCAAGTGGAAGTGTAAACGGATATTTAAGTTCAACTGATTGGACTACATTTAATAATAAAGTAGCAACAACAAGAACGTTAACAATAAATGGAACTACTTATGATTTATCTGCAAATAGATCATGGACGGTTTCTGGCGCTTCTGGTGTTTTTGGAATTACTGATTCAAGCGGTGTTTATACATATTATGCAACTTTGATTCTTGCAATGGCTTCAGCAACAAGTGGACAAACTATTGAATTATTTTCAGATTATACCGAAACAAGTGGGGCGGTTACTTTAAAAAATGGAGTTAATATAAATGGAAACGGACATACTTATACATTAAATAAAACTGGATCAAATAATACTTTTACTGATGGAGGTGTTGCGGTTGATTGTTCAATTGACAATATTAAAATTATTAGAACTGGTGGAACAACAAGTTTAACTGATAATGTTTGTCTTTCATTATCAGGAGCATCAAATATAAAAACAACCGCAATATTCTCAACAACTGGCGCGCTTTGTATTTTATTAAATAATGCAAATTGCTATCTAAATGGTGGAAAATCTTATGTTATTAATTATAGTGGAGTTTATGTTACTCTTGGAAATTTGTCAAATCATTATGTGGAACTAAATTCAAATAGTTCTCATTATGGCATATATTGTGCAAGTGGAACTTTAATTAATTGCCATGGAATTTCAAAAGGTTCGGTTTATTTTGCAGTTATTCAAATAGATGGTGGAACGGCAACAAATTGTTCAGCTATTTCAACAACTGCTGGAGGTTATGCATCTGCATTCGTAAATAGTGGTAATTCATTAAATTGTAGCGGTCATTCTATAAGTGTAGGTGGATTTAAAAATAATGGTAAAGCAGAAAATTGTTCTGGGTTTTCAACTTCCTCAACTGGTTTTGTTGGATCTGGTGGATCAATAAGTTTAAATTGTTCTGGATTTTCAATTTCTGGTGTTGGATTAAGCGGTTACAATGGGCAGTATATAGATTGTAACGGATATTCAACTGGAAACTATGGAATAATTGTCAGTAATGGAAACGATGGGCAAGTACACGTTTTAAATTGTACTGCAATGTCAACCGCTGCAAGTGGTGCGGCTTTTGGTTATTATCCAAATAATGGGGGAATAAAAAATTGCACAATTAAAACACTTTACAATTCGTCTGCTGGTCATGGTGTGGAATTAAGCGCTTTAAATTCAGTAACTGGTTGCAATATTCAGGTAACCTCAGCAAGTGCAAATTGTATATATAAATCAACCGCTGGAACAGTAAAATATGCTTCAAATACTTTTGAGGGGGCAACTACGGCAGTAAATGCAAATATTACACAAGGCGTTACAAACGTTCACGATTTACAAGGAAATATTTTAATATAAAAAAAATGATAGAAAAAATCGATATTATAGGAGAACAAATTTTTACGTACGATGAAAATTTTAACGCAATAAAAACTTTGCCATTAACAAGCGATTATCAAGTTTTTATAAATGAATTTTCAAATACTCAAAATCTTTTGACGGTTAATATTTCAAAACCTATAAAAAGAATTATGAATTATGATGATAATGGAGAATTTATAGAAAGTGATTACGATTCAATGACAAAATCACAAAAAACAAAAACAGATAATTTTATTACTCAAATAAACGACGCAATAAATGCCATCAATAGCTTATAACAGAACAAAGAAAAGTTTTCCAGTAATTAGTTTACCGAAAAGCCCAATTCCAGCCGAAGATTTTGGAACTCGCAAAGGTTGTTGCGATGAATTTCTTGTTTTAGCTGGGGGAGAAAATGACTGGCAAAACGATGTAAACTCAGCATGGATAAAACTTGCATTAATTACAGACGATTGTTCGTTTATTTTGAAAAATTCCGATGGGAATAACGCGACATATCAACCGATTAAAAATCAATTCCCAAACGATTCACTTGCTTTTTATGCTACAATCGAATGGAGTAGTGTACTTGCTATGGACGGTGCTGGATGTTACACGATTGAAGTGAATTACATTGTTTCTGGAATAGTTGGAACAATTCTTTGGGGTCAATATGACTTAAAACCTTATACCGTTGATCATGCAAAAATGACCGTTCGATTAAAAGGAGTATTTAATCAAGTTAATATAATTGAGAATATAAACTTTACCGCCTCTAATGTAGTCGATACAATCCGTTTCTACGGTTATTTCGGTAAAAGACAACCGAATGTATCAATTGATAATTTAATCTACCAGAATCGCGTTATTGAGAACGTTCAAAGAGAGAATATAAATCAATATGTTTTGAATACGGATCCTTTGACTTCGATGTATACCGATAAATTTATTGATCTTTATTTCTTATCAGAAAGTGAACTTTATATATCAGAACACAATCCGACAAATCATATTTCCCAGTATAAAAATTTAGCGGTTTCAATTGCTGATAGTGCTGAGTTAGAATATTTGGACTTATCTAAATTGGCAAAGGTAAACGCTAAATTTAATGATAAAACAAGAAATCAATATACTAAATTCATGTAATGGCGAAAAGAAAATTCATTGAAGGTCAAAAGATTGGCGATAAAGTAATCAAAGAAGTTTTTAGAAATGTAAATTCTACCCATTATTTAATTACATTTACTGATGGAACAAGTCAAATTTTTAATTTTTAAAGCATGAAAACTCAAATGATAACTTTTTTTAAATTCTTTTCGATTGCTTTAATTGGATTCTTTTCGCCTATAATGTACGCTTTTTTTATAACTATTGTTCTGGTTAGTATTGATACAATTACGGGAGTGATGAAAGCTGGAAAAGATACTGTAAAAGATATTTCAAGTCGAAAAATGTTCGCTTTCGTTCCTAAAATGATTTTTTACTTTTTACTTATTATCGCTGGTCATTCTGTTCAATTCTGGGTTGAACCTCAGGTGCCGTTTACTAAATTAGTTTTGATCGGAATTTGTTGGATCGAAATAAAAAGCATTGATGAAAATTTTAATATTCTTTTCGGTTATTCTTTTATGAATAAAGTTTTGGAAGGCATCAAATCAATTAATCAAATAAAACGACATAACGATGAATGAATTAAAAAAAAGATGGAATGCACCGACTCCGAAATTCTGGCAAAAAGTTAAAAAATTCGGTATTGCAATAGGAACTTTGGGCGGTATATTAGTAACAATTCCAGCAACTGTTGTTGTTGCTCCTTATCTTATTACTGCTGGCGGTGTTATTGCTGTTTTATCACAGTTAACTGTTGAAACTAATATAGTAGAAAATGACAATTGAAGAATTTATAAAAATAATGAAACGTTGGGAAGGAGGTTTATCAAAGGATCTTTCCGATAGTGCCTCAGCGCACTTTTGTCCTACTCCATATAAAGATGGACATAAATACCACACTAATAAAGGAATCACTTATGCGGTATGGAAGTCTTATTTTGGATCACATGACGATGCAGATTTCTATGTAATGACGGATGCTGATTGGTTTAAAATATTCGACAACCTTTATTTCAAAGGTGTTAATGGTCATTCTTTCGACTGTTTAAATATTGGTTTAATGGTTGCGGATTTCGCTTGGGGATCTGGTATTATTCCAGCTGGTAAACAACTTCAAAAGGCTTGTAACAAATTAGGATCAACTTTATTAATCGATGGACGAATAGGATCTAAAACAATTTTAGAGGCAAATCGACATGATAAGAACCTTTTATTTGATAAACTTGTCGAAGTAAGAAGGGAATTTTATCATAATATTGGAATCGGAAAAAATGCAAAATTTCTCAAAGGTTGGTTAAATCGACTGAATGATGACGCTATAAAACTAAAACCATAAAAAAATAAAAAAAAATAAATAAAAAATATTATTCGCTAAACTACTGAAAATGAGAACTGTAAGAGATTGCAGTTCTTTTTTTTTGTTTTTTTTAAAAAAATAAATCAATAAAATGCTTGTTATATAATTAATTTGTTATATATTTGTAAAAGATAAGGAAATAAACAATTTAAAAATTAGAAATTATGAAAAGCAATACAGAAATTAGAATAGATGGAATTAGAGTAATAAAAAATATTATTACTTTAAAAATGAACGTTGCAAATGGCTGCCCATCTTCAAGAACAGAGTTAGCAATTGAATTGCCAAGAATTCAAAAAATTAAAAACTGGGCAATCGCAAATGATGAATTAATAACTATTTCTTTATGGTTGGCTAATTACAATGCTGGTCAACAAGGAAATTTTTATAAAATGGAAATTCAAAACTTATTAAACTAAAAATCATGGAAATTACAGTAAACTATTGGAACGTTGAATTAAGATGTGAATTTAATCTGGATGAATATTTTCCAGAAACGTATTCCGATCAAGCTGAGGGCGGTTTAATTTCAGACTTGGCGATATACATTCAAGAAACGGAAATTTCTAATATCTTAACAGAACATCAAACAGATTTAATAAAAGAACTAATATTTGAGCAATTATGAAAACTGCAAGTTTATATGAATTAAAAAAGAGTGAAACAACTTTTGAAAAAATTAGGATCACGCATCCAGACGATGCATATAAATTTATTAAAAATTTCTATTCAGATGACATCGAGATCTACGAAAGTTTTTTTATCTTAATGCTGAATAGAGCAAACGAAACAACTGGGTACGCAAAGATAAGTCAAGGCGGTATTGTTGGAACGGTAGTAGATATTCGATTAATAGCAAAATACTGCATTGAAAGTCTATGTACTGGAATAGTAATGGCGCATAATCATCCAAGCGGTAAACTGGAGCCAAGTTTTGCAGATGACGACATGACAAAAAAAGTAAAAGAGGCATTAAAAATTTTCGAGATTGATGTTATTGATCATTTAATCGTAACAAAGGAAGGATATTATTCATACCAAATAAAAAACAAATTATGAAAAAGGTTTACTGGACTACACGAGAAGGAGTAAAAATGGATCTGGACTATATGTCTCCAGACCATTTAAAGAACGCTTTTAAAATGCTTATTTTGGCAGTCGAAAAAGACCAGCAAAAAAGAGATTTAAAAAGGAAAAAAGAAAGTGATAATATTAATCAATCTTTTTTTGACGCAATGGTTGATGCAGAATGTCAAGAAATGGGTTTTGATAATTATGAAGAATACGAATACTATTTAAAATCTCGCGGACATGACATCTAAAAACGATAATAAAACACACGTAGCAACTGCCAGAACGCGTTTAAATAGAATTAATAGATCTAT